ACCAAATGACTTAGCTGAAAATTGGGTTTGTTATGCACAAGACCAAGCAATGACACCTATATCTGAAAGTGTACAGAAACGAGAGTTTATTCAGTCCATACCAATGCTACAACAACTTGGTGTTCCTCCAGACACACTTCTAAAAGAACTGACAAGAAGTTTAGGACTTCCAGAATCATTCTATGAAGAAGCCAAAGCTGCACAAGATGCTGCAGCTGCACAACAAGCCTCAGCTGCAAGTGCAAAACAAGCAGCCGGTGAGGTTAGAATGGACGCAAGTGAACTTAGTCAAATGGGACAAACCATCGGCCCAGGACAACTACAAAAAATAATTGGTGGACAACAATAAGAAAAACATATGTACTATATGTACAGTATCACATTAGGAGTATAAAATGCCAGAAGTTGATGGAAAGAAGTTTCCTTACACAGAAGAAGGTATGGCCGATGCAAGGGCAGCAGAAATGGAAACAATGGCTGTTGGACCTGAAGACTTAAAAGGCCTTGCTGATGAAGCTGACGCAATGACAGATGAAATGTTGCCTACGTTATCAGGTGACTTTAGTCTTAACAGAATTAATCGAGTGGTCGATGCATTGAATAGAGTAGTCAAACTCTTCAAGGCACCACCATATCCAAAGTTCGAATCACTTCCAGAAACCGGTGAGTATCCACCTGAGTTTAGTAAATACCTTATGATGGTTGGCTCAGCTGTAGAGATGTCTGGTATGGATGAATATGACTTTAGTATCAACGAAATCAAAAGTGACGAGGACCTCTTGGACCTTGCCGGTAAATTGGATGCTATTGCAAGTGATAGAACAATGAAAGCTTTTCTAAACAAACCTCTTGGAACTGGAGAACTCCAGGCCGAAATGGGAGTAGCAAATGCTCCTGACGTGGTAGGAGGTGACATCAAACAACCTAGTTCAGCGACTGCATCATCAGAGCTGGACCTTTTCATGAGCCGCATGGCTTAAGGAGCATAAATGAGCGAAGACAACAACAACGTAGCACAAGTAGCTGAAGAAGGAACTACCGCGACTGTCGAAGCACCAACTGTTGAATTATCTTTGGAAGATGCTGTATCTGCCATCACTAAAAAGGCACACCTTGGACGTGATAGAGTAGGAGAAGCAATGGACAAAGCCAAAAATGGTGAGGTATCTTACAAAGGCGAAGCCACAATCGAGGAACTTGCAAATGCAGAGGGACTTGACGATGGTGGACATAAAGGCATTGATTACAATCGTGTCATTAAGTCACTTCCTGAAGATGCACAAAAACTGTTATCAAACCTACGTGCTGACTATACCAGAAAGACACAAGAACTTTCAGAACAACGTAAGGCATTAGAGGCAATGAGAAACAGTTTGACAAACTCAGAGTTCAACAAACAAATAGACGAAGTAGCAAACGCTGAAACTGTACAACTTGACCCTTACGATGATGATTCATTCAATAAACGTATCGAACAAGAAGTTGCACGTAGGCTACAGGATATGATGAAACCTATCCGTATGGAACAGGAACTATCGCAAAGAAGGAATGAGTTGGAAAGATTCAAAACAGAGAATCCTGACCTTATGACTTACAAAG